ATCCTGGGCATTCCTTAGCAATTCCTAACACCGGCACACTGCCTAAGAAAAGACACTCTCACTATTCAAGCGGTGGGCGGAGGCTCGACAATTTGGAGCTTGCTCCTGTTGATCACGGGGACCACGTGTTCAACAATGAGCCCCGCCTACGCTTAATCGCTGAGAGGGTGTTCACCCCACAGGTTCCCTTCAGGCTCGACGAGGCTCCAAAGATCGACGCGCCTGTATGGGCTCCTGTGGACCAATTAGGTCCGGTACTGTTTCAACAAGTACCAGTTGTCACTGGCAATGATTTTCAATCAATGTTGTCCGCCTTCAATAAGCGTTGCAACTTCCATAGTGACGAACGTGTTTGCCCCAGTATAGTGAAGGAAGCCAAGAAATTAGCTTCCCTCGTCTTCCCGAGTGCAACCAAGTTTGATTGGACGCAGGACATCTATGAACGATGGGTTTCCAAATTCCCTTCTGACAAGAGACAAAGAATGTCCCGCGCTTTACTTGCACTCCACGATGTGGACTTCCGCACCTTGAATACCAAGTCTCTTATGGTTAAAGGTGAAGTGCTCCTTAAACGGAATGACCCATCATGGGCTCCGCGTGTAATTTATGTTGGTTCGGACGAGTATAACGTCCTTACCGGTCCGCTTATGGATGAATTTAATAAGCGGCTTAGTCACGCGTTAGACGAGTTCTCGACCGAATCTGTTGAAAAAGTCATTTTCGCCTACACCAAGAGTGACGTGCATATTGCTACCGAATTGCACGGCTCTGAGCGATATTATGAAGGCGACTTTTCCGCTAATGACAAGAGCCAAGTTTCGGATGTTCACGAGATTTTTGCACACTGGCTGAAGTGTTGTGGAGCCCCGCGTTGGTTTGTTCGTTTTTATGTAGCAAACTCCAAGACGTTCAAGGTTCGTTCTTACGATTATGGTATTAGTGCCGAGATTCAAAATCAACTGGCCACGGGCGGCACTGATACTACCGGCCGTAACTCGATATGGAACTTATGTCTTTGGTATAGTTTTGCACGGAAAGTCAATTTGAAACGAACTAAGGTAGCTATCCTCGGCGACGATATCGCTGCTGGTGTGCAAGACCCTGGATTTGCCCCATCCCGGTGGGTGGAACATTGCGATAGCGCTAGGATGCGGCTGAAGGCCCACGAGCGCCGGTTTTATTGCGATTTAACGTTCCTTAGCAGATTCTTTGTCCCTAAAGGTACTGAACATTGCATGGTGCCATTGATCGGTAAAGCCCTTTGTCGTTTTAACGCCAGGGCTAATCGGAATTCAGAGATCAGTGATGCCATGTATATGTGCGGCAAGGCCCTTTCTTATGCATACGAGTTTCGACACGTCAGCTACCTGCGTGACGCCTTCCTTGCCCGAGCTCGCCTTACAGGCATTCCCCTTGAAGATGTTAGCTTGCACGACCTTACATGGTTCGCTAAACAGAACGTCCGGAGCATTGATGACGTCTGTCAAGCCATCTTGGATGAGAAGCTTGTTTTGTCTGACGACGAGTTTTTGGAGGTGATCATGGCTAAATACGACATTGGTCTCTACGATATGGATGAGCTTCGTGATAAACTGATCCTCAGTCAGGAAGCGTATGTTTTCTCTGATGAGAGGTATTACCAGTTTCAGCACGAGGTTGAGTAATCATGGTAACTCTACTGGTAACGGTTGTAGCTTGGTCCCCTCTAAGGACCCGGCGTGACAGATGCTGGCGGTCAACCCTCTGCGGTCG